TCCTCGACGGTGAAGGGACCAAGATGATGAGGCCTCTCTACGTCACCGTAGGGGTCGACCTTGCCATCAGCGAGAGTCTTCAGGCCGATTACTCGGTCGCCATCGTCGTCGGTCAGGACATGGCCGAAAACATCTACGTCCTCGACTACTGGCGCGACAGAACGGGCGACATCGACATCATCTGCGACAACATCTTCAGGCTGTGTCTCGCCAACGGGGCGGCGCTCGTCAACATCGAGTCTGTCCAGTACCAGCAGGCCATGAAAAACTACTTCGAAAAGAAGATGCAGGAGAGGAACCACTGGGTCGGCGTTGAGGGCACCAAGCCGAGGACGAGCAAGGATGCGCGGATCAGGTCCATGCAGCCGCTGTTCGCCTCCGGGAAGGTATTCCTCAGGACGGGCATGAACGATCTCGAGGAGGAATTGGAGTATTACCCAAATTCTTCTCACAAAGATCTGCTGGATGCGCTATACTATGGCATCGCAGTGTCTTCCCCAGCCCAGATTGGGGACAGACCGCTCGGGACGCTGGCCAAGACCGCTGGCTACGGTAGCCGCGGGAAAGAGGTGACGGATTGGCTGGTTCTCTAGCAATCGGAAGCGGCATCCCGGCACTTGGTCGGCAGCAGCGTGCGACGCGTGTTTGGAACATGTTCCTCGACTTCGACACCAAGCGTGGCCCGTGGGTTACGAATGCTGCCCGGTGCGAGGATTTCCTGTTCGGGAACCAGTGGACCAAACAGCAGATTTGGGAGCTTGGCGAGAAGGGGATGGCACCTCTCGTCATCAACAGGACAATGCCGGTCATCCTTCAGGAGGTCTCGATCCTCACAGCCAGACGCCCGCAGTTCAGGGCCTTGCCGCGTGAGGACTCGGACGTCAAGATGTCGGCCATGTGGAGCGACATCCTCGCCTACATCCATCACATCAGCGACGGCGACATCGAGATCCAGCAGACGGCCCGTGATTACTTCACGATGGGCGCTGGATACATTCAAGTGTACGTCGATCACATCGCTGATGATGGCCGCGGTGAAGTCAAGTACCAATCACTTCCTGTCTGGGACGTCTGGCCCGATCCGTTTGCCCGCAAGCTGGACTTGTCGGACGCAAGGGCCATCATCGTGTCGCGGCTGATCCCCGAAGACTCGCTGATCTTCATGTACCCGGAGAAGAGGGACTTCATTCGCAAGGCCGCGAGTTCGGAATGGGGCGATCCATATGGACGCCCTCAGGTCAACCCGTCGAGCTCTGGAATGATGACCGACGACAGCTACTATCCAACGCATACGGATGGTGGACGCAGGGTCAGAGTTCTGGAGTGCTACGAGAAGATCCATGTTCCTTACGTTCGCGTCTACCACATGAATACCGGTCAGGTCGTCACAATGCCTGCAGACCGGTGGGCTGGGATGAGTTCATCTCCCGCATTCCACGTCGAGCGTTTCTACCGACCGCGCATTCGGCTGACGCAGACGATTGGGGCGACCGACCTTCTTCACGAAGTCGTGCTTCCGACCTCTCACTACCCGATAGTGCCGTTCTATCTGCACCACGCCAGAACCCCTTGGGTCATGGGTGATGTTGACCTGATCATGGGCTTGCAGCAGGAGATCAACAAGCGCAGGTCCGTGAACATCCACAACGCCATGCTTGCTGGCAACTTCAAGCTGAGCGCCGAGGAAGGGTCCATCTCCAACGAGGAAGAGTACAAGGCCTACGGCACGCGGCCGGGCTTCATCCTCAAGCACAGGAAGGGCTACAATCCTCCAGTGCCGATGTATCCGCAGTCGCTGCCGAACTCGTGGTATGAGATGGAGGGCGCCTCGAAGGCGGATCTCGAGTACACGCTCAGCGTCTTCTCGCACATGATGGGTTCGTCGACGGACGCCCCCGAGACGTACCGTGCGTTGCTCTCACTCGAGGAGGCCGGGCAGCGCAAGATCCAGCACAAGGCGAGGAACTTCAACGCTGCGATCCGCAAGGTCGGTCTGGTCTGCCTAGACTTCTCTCAGGCGCTCTACACGCGCCCAAAGCTCATCAGGATCACGGGGGAGGACCGGCAGGAGCTCCGCGAGGTCTGGCTGAACAAGAGCGGCTTCGACGTCCTGACGGGCGAACTGACGAAGGAGAACGATCTTTCTGTCGGCCAGTACGATCTTGTCGTGACCGAAGGCAGCTCCATGCCGACCAACCGCATGGCGATGCTGAACCTCTACCTCGACATGTTCCAGCTCGGGATTGTCGATGTCGAAGAGGTCATCAAGAAGACGGATGTTGTCGACCGCGAAGGCCTCGTCGAGCGCCTCGGTCAGGTCCAGCAGATGTCGCGTCAGGTGCAGATGGTCAGCGAGGAGAACAAGCAGCTTATCGGCCTAAACCAGACCTTGCGCCGTCAGTCGCAGCAGCTCGAGGTGCATCTCAGCGCAGCTCAGGAGATGGAGACCATGCGTGACGAGGTCAGGCAGACAGCTACCGAGCAGAAGCTCGCTCGGGCACGAATCGGCGATCAGGTGTCTTTGATGCAACAGAGGCTCGCACTCGCCGAAAAGAAGGTCGCGCTTGACAGTCGGGAGGTTGTCGGCGGACTGATGTTGCAACGGGAGAAGGAACGTGCGTTAGCGGAGGTGGAACGTGCAAGACGGAAACCAGCAGTCGGCTCCGGCAAGTAACGATACCGGACAGCCGCAAGGTCAGCCTCAGGGCGCGCCCGAGGCGAAGACGGAAGCAGAGCAGTACTGGCATAAGGTCGCTACCGACTCTCGTGCCAAGGCAGAGCAGTTTACTGCCTACGAGGCTCTGATCAACCATCTGAACGGGAACCCGAAGTTGGTCGACGACTTCGAGCGCCTGATCCTAGGACAGGCGACGGTGGTGGAGGTGGCTGACGAGATGAGTCGTCATGCCACGCGAGATTCGGCAGCGATGACGCCCGAACAGCGTCTTGCCGCCGAACTTGGGCTCGACGACGACACCGGGGGCCGCGCAGCCGCGACCCAAAACAGCCAGCAGCCGCAAGGTCGGCAACTGTCTGTTGAGGAGGCCAAGCGCCTCGGTGCCGCTCAGGAGCGGGCTCGGCAGGAGATGGCCCTTTTCAGGGACGACATGGTGCAGCACGGCGTTGGGGAGCACATGATTGACGAGTTCATTCAGTACCTCAACAACCCGAGCGGCATGACGTACCACGACTTGTTCTCCGCGTGGAGGAGCCACAAGATCCGTGTGACGAAAGTCGACCCTCTGGGCGAGATCCAGATTCCCGAGAACCTCCAGAGATCGGCCCAGAACTCTGGCGTCATGCCTCCTTCGGTCAGCGGGCTTCCGGGCTCGCAACCGAACAGGCCCGGCGAGCAGAGAGTCGAAGGAAGGCCGGGATTCACCCACAGGTACGTGGCGAACCCGGCGGACATCTAGAGGTGAACTGAAATGGCTTTCGAAATCAAGAGTATCGACGTTGGTTCCAACACCAACCTCGATGAGTACTGTGGATACGGCACCGCGTTCCACAACCCCGACGAGTTCAAGCTCGACATGTCGGATCGCATCCACATGCTCGGCGCTGGCTCCAGCCCGTTTCTGAGCTGGATGCAGAAGGTCCGCGTGAAGACGGCCACTCAGGTCTTCTTCTCGTGGATGGAGTCCGAGCTGTTCACGCAGCGCGACATCAAGTGCACGCTCATCCGTTCGACGGCTCATGGCAGCGGCGGCTACGTCTATGCCCTGAAACTCGACACGGCGGCGGACTGGATGGCGTTCGCTGCGGCGGCGAAGAAGGACGAGTGGGCCGCCGGTGAGTACAAGCCGCTGATCTACCTGACCGTCATCAAGGCCTCGGACACCACGAAGAAGTACTCCGCGGTGATCGAGAAGCCCGCCCTGACGCTGGGCCAGACGCAGCGGACGGTCTACTGGGAGGCGGACGGCACGGCGAGCTCTCTGGCTGGCGTGCTGAACACCATCACCCTGTACGACACCGGCAATGGACAGACCAAGATCGGCGGCGCTGGGGACGAGGTCTCGGCGGTGCCGAGCGACGTCGTGGCGACCGGCGACTTCGCCACCTTCGCTGCGTCCTTCGCCACGGCGACGACGGACGTCTATGTGTCCGTGACCACGCCCAACGACTTCCTCAAGGGCTACGCGCAGGGCTCGGGCCTGCCGACCGAGAGTCGTCGGACGAGCCGTTCGCTGAAGAACTTCGTCCAGATCTTCAAGACGCCGTACTCTGTCTCCAACACGCAGAAGGCCATTTCTGCCGCTGGTGGCACCTACGGCGGGGACGAGCTCGCTCGGCTGCGGCTGGCCAAGGGCATCGAGCACAAGATCGACATCGAGACCGCGATCATGTTCCAGGGCGGTGGCGTTGAGGGCACCGACTGGGGCGAACTGCCCGCGGTCTCCGGTGACGACGGCGAAAACCCGCTCACGCGCCTGAAGGGTCTCGGCATCGGTCTGGCGATGAACGGGCTGACCACCAAGCCCGGCTTCATCCAGACCAAGAACGCCGACCTCGACACCCGGTACGTGTTCGCCAACAACGCTGCGACCATGACTGAGCTGAATCGCCTGATGGGTCTGGTTTTCGACGACACCGTCGACAACCCGTCCACGGCGAAGACGCTCTTCTGCTCGCAGAAGTGGCTGGCGTCGCTGGCCGACATCGGCCTGCAGAACACCTCGGGCGTCGGGATCTACACGTTCGGCGAACGGATGGCGGCTCCCGGTGAGCTGGGCATCATCATCCGCTCGATCATGACCCCCGTGGGCCGTCTGGACTGTGTGCACCTGCCGCGGCTTCGTGGCAAGTACGAGAACTACGCGTTCGTCGCCGACATGGCCAACATGGAGTGGCGTCCGCTGGTTCTCCGCAACACCATGCTCAACGCCGACACGGGTGAGAAGACCCGTGACGGGCAGCTGGACTACTTCATCACCGAAGGTGGCTTCGAGTGCCGTCACGAGAGCACTCACGCCGTCCTGAAGCTGGCTGTGTAGTCCAACGGGGGTAGAGATGGCTGAGATTACGAAATCCCAGACGACGGCTGATCTTCTCAAGAAGGTCGGATCGAAGCTGGACATCGACATCACGGACACCTCTACCCCCAACAGGGCGCAGGTCATTTCGTGGCTGAACGACGCGGCATTGCTGCTCGTTCGTATGCTCCCTGAGGATCGCTTGGGGCTCCTCCGAGATTCGTTCGAAGAGGAGTCCACATCGTCGGGCCTTGTGATCGACAGGCCGTACATGAGGATCGTCAGCGTCAAGAAGTTCGGCGTCACCTGCACAAGGCTGTCGCAGAACGAGCTTGAACTGGTCGCCTCACGCACCCCGTTGATGCACACGACCCGCAATCCCGCCTACTGCGTGAGTGGTAGTGGTGGAGATGTGGAAATTCAGTTCTGGCCGGAAACCCCCGGTCCCGTCTTGGTCAAAGCGATCAGGAAGCCGGAAGCCTACGAGGATGACGACACTTGGGAACCGGGAGACTACACGCTCCCGGCCGAGCTGGAGCTTCACGCCGTGGACTACGCTGTCCTGCAAGGCAAGATCCAAGACGAGGAAATCCAGCAGGTGCAGATGCTCATGCAGCTCTGGATGCAGTTTGCCGGGATCGAGGGTCAGATCGAAGGACTGGGGGTCAGGTCGTGAACTTCGGCGAGATGAAGACAACCGTTTACTCTC